CAATTAGCCGCAAGGTGTGCAGCAAGAAGCCAAATTAAATGCACCGCAGCAGTTTTGATATTCAACAGCATCATAACGAAGCGTTAGTTCAATTGTTACTTCTTCAGAGCTAGAATAGTCTAATTCTCCGAAATTAACTGCTTGAGGCCACAAATTAAATAGTTTCCATTTTTCTACACCTTTTCCGCATCCATCAAACAAGGTTAAAATACCTGTAGCAGCATAATCTCTTGGATTGGAAGATTGTTTTTGCTCTTGCAATGCATTTGGTCCGATTTGATAGATAGAATTGATCCAAGTGAACAATGGACCCATATCAGCTTCGCCCACATCGTAGTAGGTAACTGTGATGGTTTCCCAAGTTCCTTTGCCTGGAATCCATGTTTTTGCATTTAAGTAGTTGATTTCGGTTTCTTCAACACTTAAATTAGGACGAGATGCTAATTTAACAAAAGATGCAGGAATGCTTCCGCCTCTGCAAATGTTGTTAACAACAAATGTCCATCTAAATTTTCTTTTTAGGGTTGAGTTTCTTAAACGACCCAAGCCCATTGGTGTTGATCCACAAGACATATTACTCCTCTAACTTATTCTTTAATTATTAAAAAGTGTCAGCATTTTCAGTGAACGAACCAGTTCTGTGAATGCTAAATTCAATGAACATAAATTCAACTGCTCTGGTTGGTTGCACACCAATTCTTGCTCTAAATTCATTTCTATCTATTACATCTGGTGTATTCAATTCGAAATCTGCTTTGATGATAAATGCGTGTAAACCACGTTGATTTTGAACATCACTTAGAATTCTACGGGCAATTTCGATAAATGCGTCGTGGAATGCTTGGTCATGCGGATCGAATAGAAGAACACGGCTTTCTGCTTTGATTCTCTTTTCGATAGCAAACATCATTCTACGGACATTTACACGATCCAAAGCAGTAGGTCTTCTTTGCATGGTCTTTTGACCCCAAACAACGAATCCATCGGAATCTGGGAACTGCACAATTGGATTGACGCAGTTTCTATAACCATACATTTGGTTTCTCTCTTCGAGAGTTGGACGGCTAAATACGTCCAAAATTTCAGGAACGATACCTCTGGTCAAACCAGCAGGTGCGAACCAAGGAGCAGTCAATTGATCGTTTCTTGCATAAACTGCCATGATAGAGCCAGATGGTGGAACCCAAACGTCTACACGATTGTAGGTGTCACGAATCTTGACCCAAGGCCAGTAAAGTGCAGCGAAATCAGAATCGAATCTAGTTCCGTTTAATGGATGAGCACCATTTTGCCATTGCACAACTTCTTTTACAGTCAATCCGAATGGAGGATCAATAATAGCCATGCAATCTGCACGATAGTTCTCACACAAGTCCAACATAGCTTCGATAACAGATGTGGATGGATGACCAGGAACAGCAATCAAGTCAATGTCGATTTGTTCTGGTTCAGACAAAGCGTAAATACCAGTGTATCCAATGTTGTTACCGATCAACAATTCGTCGATTAGGTCTGGATTATCTGGAATTCCGTCTGTTCCGCCAGATAGTTCGTAATCACCAGCTTTTGGACCAGCAATTACGTCTACGTTATCAACGCATCTGATGAAATCAGAAACTAATTCTAAGTATGTTTCTACATAGTAAGTAGATTCTGCATTTTTGGTTAAATTTCCCCAACTTTCTACTTGAACATCATTGTTGTAAACTTCGATGGAGAAAGTGCTTTCGTCTACTGAGTTTCTAACTCTTACAGTAGTGTAGTTTCCATCAATACCGGCAGAATCAGCAGTGATAGTGAAAGTAGTATCTCCTGATCCAACTCCACCATTTATCATACCTAAGCTTTCAACTGCTACATCATCAGTGTCGCCTTCTGGGCTTACTCCAGATTGAGTAGTGTTATCGAATTCAAAGATTACATCAGCAGGACTAGAGGATTTTACAATTAATTTTGCTCCTCTTCCATTGTGCATAGTTGCGAAATTTAAATTGTCTAAGTTATATTGAGACCATTCAGTTAAGTCTACAGTGATGTTGCCGCTTGGTCCTGGCAAATCTGGACCAGTCGTTACACCGCCACCTAATGCTACGAATCCACCTGGGATAGTTCCATCAGTTATTTGTCCGTTAATTAAGTTAACAATATCATCAGT